GGTGACCTATACAGAATAATTGGTGAGGTTAATGGTGTGGTAAACGCGGTTGATGTTAGAGCTTTTAATAATATCGGTGGAGAATATTCATCTGCGGAAGTTGCTCAATCATATGTTAATAATGAAACCAAAGAAATTGCCCAATCGGATATGACAATTTTTATGAAATCTAATCAAATTTATCAAATAAGATTTCCTGAAAAAGATATAAAAGTTAGGGTAAAAACGTTAGGAACCACTACATTCTAATTTAATTTTTATTTATTATTCTGGAAACCTATAATTTTCTATTTATATAGAAGAATGCAAAAACATAGAATTTCCACAAATATTGGTAAAGACCAAAAGGTTGTTGTTGAGTTAAAAAATGACTTTGACCTTTTGGAAATACTTTCGTTAAAGTTTACACAAACTGAAGCGTACTCCTCAATGTGCTCCGATTATGGTGTTGTTTGTGGTAGAATATTTGTAAATAATGGTTTCGGTGTTCCAAATGCTAGAGTATCTATATTCATACCAATCACTGAAGAAGATTCAAATGACCCAGTAATTTCAACTCTTTATCCATTCACCACGGTTGATGACAGAAATGAAGAAGGTTATAGATATAATTTATTACCTTCGAGGAAACAACATGGAGGTCACGAACCCACAGGAACATTTCCTGACCAAAAAGATATTCTTACAAGAGAAGAAATTTTAGAGGTTTACGAAAAATATTACAAGTACACTGTTAAAACTAATGATGCTGGTGACTTCATGATTTGGGGTGTACCGGTTGGGAATCAAACAATACATGTGGATGTTGATTTATCCGATATTGGATGTTTTTCATTAAGACCCGATGATTTTATTAGACAAGGATTAGGTGTCGATAAATTTAAAAATTCTTTTTCATATAAGTCATCAACAGACTTAGATACATTACCACAAATAGTTTCATTTAATCAAACCGTTGAAGTTTATCCTTTTTGGGGTAACGAAGATTTATGTGAAATTGGAATTACAAGAACAGATTTTGATTTATCTAGTAGAGGTGTAAAAGTTCAACCAAAAGCATATCTTTTAGGTTCTATTTATTCCGACCAAGGAAAAAACACAGTAAATAAAAATTGTAGACCACAATCTGCAATGGGTAGAAAATGTGACCTAACAACATTTGCTGCGGATGTTGAGATATTAAGATTTACATCCGTAAAAGACCTTAATGGTAGACCTGTTCTTGAAAGATATGAATTTCAAGAAGATATTGATGAGGATGGTTCGTTTGTAATTCCATTACCGATGAATATGGATTATGTTTTTACCAATGAATTTGGTGAAAATGAAATAACTAATGACCCAAATAAAGGTATCCCAACATCATCGTGTTATAGATTTAGAATTTCAGGAAAAAATCAAACATTAGGTAGAGTAAGATATGTTGGTAGTTATTTAGTACCGAATATTAGAGAATATAGTAATGATATTGATGCATCATATGCGTTTTCATTAAATTGGGACGATTACCCCACACAAGCAACAACAACATCAGTAATTTTTAATCAAGTTTACGGAAGTTATTTTCCTGAAGATTATTTTTATAGATTCACATATAATAAAGTTTATACATTATCATCATATATGGGTAGCCACTTTAAAGGTGGTAAAGACAATTATGTTGGTGTAAAAGATATCTCACCAAAAGAAGAGGAAGACTGTGAATCAAGTGTTGTTACTCCACCAATAAATTATGCTTGGAGGAGATTTAGTTTTGGAATTTTACTTGCAATAGTTATAAATGCATTCGAAAGAGTTATATATAAGTCTTTCCTTGGTGCGGTTCAAGTAATTATATTTCCATTCCAATTAATCTATGAAAAAGTAAGAATTGGTCCTTGGAATATTTTAGGTTGGACATTTTATTGGGCACCCTTTGATTCGTGGGACTCTCAGATTATAGAACCACTACAAAGACTTGGTACGGTATATTTAAGCACTGTAGTATATCCCGAGTGTGAATCTTGTGATGAAATCACAATTAACGATAATGATGTAGTCTCAACAAACGACCCATCTCTTTTATATGAAAAAGTGGCAACAGGTGTTGCGGTTCGTGATAAATTAACGTTAACCGTAGAGTGTGAGACGTATAATTTTGCAACCCCACCAGCAAGTGGAACAACTGTTTATCAATATAGAGATTGTAGTACTAACGCATTAACAACACTATCAATTATATGGAGCGGTTCTCCCGTTACAAATGTATGTATAAGAAATGGTTCACTTTCATTAGTTTCAGGAACAAATACGGCAACAAATGTTGGTACGTGTAACACATTGATTACTGAATACTATATATGTAATCCCGAACCCGACCCAACCGAAAGAGAGTATTATCTAAGTGAAATACCATCTAGCGGATACACATCTTATAATTCTGGTTTCACATATGGACAAAGTTTATCTACAATACTTTCAAATATTAGTATTAACCCATCTAGAACATATCACGTTAGAGTAACATCATATTTACCACACAATGATGCGTCAAATCTGGACACAAATCAAGTTACGGGATTAACAACGGGTTTGACATACAATTTATTACCAAGGACATATACCTGTGGTTCAACAAATGGTGTTCTTGGTAGAGACTTGGCAACACAAAACTCATGGTTAATATGGAACGACCCATCAATTTCTAAAGATTATGTGTGGACAGGTTTCACGTATGAAATTTATGATAGTAATTATGTTGTAAGTGGAAACACAACTACAAACGAAATTAATTCTGGAGGATTACCGGAGGGTTGTTTATCTCAGAATACAATTTACGATGATAGTGGTATAGTAAAGATGTCCTATTGTGCGAGTGGTATTACTGTACCATATAGTGCAACAACAATAAACCCTGGTACTAGTTGTACATCATTGTCATTAATTACCGTAGGTCAGGCTGCGTATATAGAAAACATAAATAAATGTGATAGCTGTGGACCTCGAAGTGGGTTTTCGGAATTTAGATTTGGGGTTTATACGGTTATACCCGCAGCATCATCAAAAAATTGGTCAGTACAATTTACTTTAATTTCAGAATATGCTAGAAGAAAATTAGTTAATAAACTTTTCTGTGAAGGTGTTGCGAATTATTCATTCATCGACAATTGGTTAGGTGGTTCATTATATATGTTTCCATTTAAAGCGAGAGTTAGATGGGATAATGAGGAAGAACTTGATTTAAACGTGAGAGGTACCAATTATTGTAACAATATTGTTTATTATAAAGTAAAAGAAAAAACTTCAGAAACTGCGGTTAAAAGATTTTATTACAGGTCAACAAGATTTAATAGTGGGGTTTTTCAAAAAGTTATAGTTGGGGACAGTGATTATGTATTGAGACACCCAACAACAATCATGGACTTGGGTCCAAGAGATGAATTCATTAAAGAAATTTGTGTTGACCCATCATTAGACCCAAATTGTTCAGTTGTTAGAAATATAGGACAAACATCATTTCAAAGTTTTAAAGAAATGTTAGGTCTTTATATAAATTATAGGTTAGACACTAACGCTAATTATAGTTATAAAGACTTTTTCCAAAATAGTGGATTTGATACTCCGGGTGATGTCTTAAACGGGGATTTATTACAATTAATTTCAATTAATAGTGAAGTTGGTATTGAAGAGTTTGATTTACAAAATAGATATTATGGTCAATATAATCCAACAATACTTGACCCAGATGAATATTCATTATTGTTTAGTGGAAACACGGGACCAAATGGACCGATGCCAATAAATTTTGTGTTAGATGATGAAGGTTATCGAGTTAGAGTTTGTTTAAATGAACCCGGAAGATTAACAGAATCATCACAATTAGTTCCATTCTTTTATTGGGATAAAAAAGGACCTGGATTTGGTAATGGATACAATCAATCTTGGGATTATGGAACGGTAGTTTCACAAAGATTGCAAGGTATGACTTACAATTATGCATTTACAGGTGATAGTAGTTACAATTACGTGTTATTCCCAATGACTAAAACATATTCAGGTAACACATTTACAATTGCGGGTGCTGATGTTAATGACGGCTCATTTGATGTCGAAGACACTACTGATGTTCACTTACTTTACGATAACCAAGAAGAAGGGTTTACCGTTTTACATATAACTTCAGGAACAACAGGAACTCCAATAACCGGAATGCTATGGATTAGAGTTGGTGATGCTGGAAATTGGCAATCTCAATCATGGAATGATGATGTTGATTTTATATTAAAACCAACACAGTCAAATTATACGGGTAATAAACAAATATTATCCACACCATTCTTATTCTATTTTGGATTGAGGCCCGGTAAAACCGCGGTTGATAAATTTATAAAATTATTTGGGCCGAAAGGTGCTTTCCCCTCTGCTGAATAATGGATAAAAAAAGAATCATATTACCATCTAAAAAATTTTTTGGCTCGATTAATCAAGACCAAAATATAAGAATTGGTTTAGATGAAACCGAAAATTTATTAAGGGAGGGAGACAGAACCATCATATTAAATAATGCAGAATTATTTAATAAAGAAAGAAATGAAAGTAACAACTATAAAATACATGGAAAACTTAGAATGGTTTTTAGAAACATGTATAGTGGAACAACTGAATACGAACCATTACTTGAAAAATTATATTTAGTTGGTGATGGTGGAGATAATAATTTCACCGGATTCATACCATACAGTGAGTTTGCATTTTTAAGAAAAGATGTTGTTAGACAATCAAATCCGGTACAAACAGTATCCTCTTTAAGTTTATACACACCAAATATCACATATAGTGGTGAAACATCACATATACCAATATCAAGTATTGATGCACCATATCACAATTGGAACATTTATTTATCATACGTTTATTCTCACGACACTAACCATCCCATGAAATATACTCTTAGTGGTGGTACAGTTTTCGATTTTGTTTCGGGAGATGGAATACCATTTAGAGTTGAAGATAATGGTTCAACATATAAATTAATAAGTCCTGTAGAACATGGGATGTTGGCTGGCGAGTATATCACAATAAGTGGTGGAACGCTCAACAATAGTGTTAATATAAGTGGAAGAACCTTTTCAATTATTAGTGTTGGAGATTCAATTTATAGGTCTGAAAAGTTTGTCTTGGATATATCTAAATCTGAAATACCATCAGGTACAACATTAACAACTGTCGTTTTTGGTAAAAGATGTATTGATAGAGACAATCTAACAGGGACAACCTCAACATATTATGTACATAAACATAAAACATTATCTGAAAAAAGTGATTATATTTTAGATAAAATAGGTTTTGAATCATCAATATGGGAAAATGAAAGAAAATTATTATTAGAAAATAGTGCTGGTGTAAATGATTACTTAGTTGAAAGAAACATGATGGAAACCATGATTTATGACTTTAAAGAATCATTTGTATTAACCGGATTAACTAATAATTTAGGTTATTTACCAACCGAAGTTTACGTCACTGTTATCTTAGCAAATAAAAATGGATTTTTTGAGTACCCACCAAAAGTCGGATGGAAATTTAATTTCCATAACACTTGGGTTGACGAATATTTTGATGGTACGGATAGTATAGAAACATCAATACCAACAACAGCATTTACTAAAACAGTTGATTTAAATACATATACTTTTACAGGTGGTACTGAATTACCATTAAATACAATATTAAACGGTGCATTTATCGAATATAATCGTTCAGAATTAAAGGAAAGAACAATTAGTGACGCATATCATAGATTTTCAAATCCACTTTTTGTTTTTGATTATGGACAAACAGGAACAACTGTTTCTTTTTCGGGTGGCTCACTAACAAATATGTATGGTTTATTCTACCAACCACATCACAAAGTAAAATTAAGAGAATTATCACCATACATTGAATCTTCAGTTACAAATCAAATATATGGTTTACCACAAAATGCAAAATATTTTGAGGATGAAATATTATGGAAATGGAGAGATTTATATGACCACGGATATATCGACCCTGATGGGTTTGGTACAAATTATCCTTTTATTAATAATCTTCACTATATAAAAAGTGATATTAACTTCTATTTACGTAATGAAAACATATATCAAAATAAAAACGATTTAATTAAGAGAATAGATAGATTTAAGTGTTAAAATGAAAATTTTAGTAAAAGATAATGACCAAAGTATTTTAATTTCATCAAATCAAGATTTCAAAACAGATTTGGGTTGGACCGATAGTGCCCAACAAATGGAACAAGAAATCCTTTACGAGATTATTAATCCAACTGAAAATTACGAAACTGTTAGATATATCCATTCACCATATTCTGTTACCTCAACTTCAGGAACAACATTTAATCAAACAGATATATGGTATAGTTTTTATTTTTTAAATAATTCAGGAAACTACGTACAAAACTACGAGGCGGTTGGAATTACATTAGAGGAAAACTCTAAAATGTTAAGACAATCAACTGAAAGTTTTTTTAGGTTAGAGTTTTATAAAACAAGTAATGATGAATCACCAAATCAGACAAATAGGAGATTGGTTTTTTCTAAAAATTTAATATTACCATTAGGTGAAAAAGTTTATTTTACTGGAACACCAAGTGGATTCACATATCCATTAAATGATTTTGTTAGTGTACCTGTGTTCAATGGTTCAAATTATAGAAATACTGAAAATATGTATCTCTTTTGGTTTGCCGATGACACACCGTTTAGTGAGACCAATATAACAGGTAACACATTCTATATGGCTGTAAAATATTACAACGCAAAAGATGGTAGTGTTATCGATTTTGTCAACAAATCATTGACATTAGCTGAGGATATTGTTGAAGAAGAGGATGTATATTACAAAGTAATTATTAATAGAACAGATTACTCATATATTATTTATGAATATAATGGCTCAATAGGTTCAAGAAGAGGACAAGTTGTATCTCCGATAAATTTCTATGAAAGAAAAAAATAATGGACATTAAACCACCATTAAAATATGAAATACGTAGGAAGAATATTCCTAATTTAAAATTGTATTCAACTGATGGACCATATTGGTACAACAGTTTTGGTAGTTTAATTAAATGGTCCGAATCTCAATATTTAGACCCTTTAGATGGTTTGGTCGTCTTTAATATAACCGGTAGTACAGTACCATCGGGCTATTATATGTGGACAGGAGCGACGATTCCAACAAACTCATATGGTGATAATGATTGCGATTTAGAACTTGAACTTTATAGTTGGGAGGTAATAAACAAATCTGAAGCATATGATGACCACGATTTACCAATTTTCTTAGAGACTTCGGTTGACGAGATGGGTGTCATGGTTGGATTTGATGGAGGAATACAACAAGTAGAACAAATATGTAACTTTTCTTATACTCAAACGGGAAATACTGTACAGGTCTATAATACAGTTGACACAACAAAAGTTTCTGAAATTCACTTAATAGATTTTACTGTTGATTGGGGAGATGGAACAACATCCATATTAAGTACTACCGGTATAACCGCAAGTAAAACTTATTCTTCTACAGGTGAAACTGTAATTTCAATATCAATTAACACACCATGGACACAGTTTGAAACTAAAAAAATTATACAAATACCGTCAGATATTACAGTTTTAAATCCTTTGGGTACATTCTCAGGATTTACAATTCCATACACCAATATTACGGGTCAAACACAAAATTATTTGAATGAATATGACAATAATATAGGAACGGAAATTCCAATAAATTCATACGGTGATGATGGTTGTGATTTATCACTTGAATTTTGGGTTCCACATACTGGTTATACAACATTTACATATGCCGCATTAGGTAAAAGTAAAATTAGTGACAAAAAATTATATGGTTCAAATACCTACACAGGTGTCACCACGGGGACACTTAACGGTGTATCATATAGTGCATATACAATTGATGATTTATATTATCAAGATTTTGCTGACGGAGTGACGACAATTACAGGAACAACTTCAGGCTTTACAAAAGAAGAAGTTATTAATACATTAATAACCAGAAATGAACATTTCTTAGGATTTATCGATGAACCTATTATTTACTCAGATATTTTTGTTGAAAGAGGAAAACAAGGCGTACTTGAAAAAACATTAAGATTATCGGAAATTGATAATACAGGTGAATTATCATTTTATGGAAATGGATATTTCAATATTAGAAAACAATAAGTTTCATATTTATAATAAAAAAACATGGCAGTAGGAAGTTACGGTATAATTAGACCATCAGATGTATCACCTGAAGACGTTGAAATATATTTTCATTACGTAGCGGATAGGAATGCCACATCTACAGTCACATTAAAAAGACTTAATACTTTAGATGTCTTAACTCCTGTCTTTCATAATTCTGACACAACTGATGACACAAATGCGTCAAATGTTGAGATTTTAGGTGGTTTATATAACTTAAAATTAGGTTCAGATGATTTTTCTGATTTAGGAATATACACATTACATATTAGACCAAAACAAATAAGAACTAGTATTACCGATTGTGGAATTTTAGCATCACTACCGTCCGTTAGAGGGTTGGTTATTGATTTATCTAATGTTCCAGCTGAAGATAGAAATAAATTCACACCACAAGGGTTAATAGGTTATAGAATTGAATACATAAACTCCTCCGATAATAAAAAAATACCAAATTTTTATAGAATAGTTACATCATCATTCTATTGTGCACCTATAGTTTCAAACTTAACAAGTACATCACAAAAAGCTATAAGGTATCAATACAGTGAACAATCAACGAATTTGATGTTTTTAACCGTAACACCTTCATCAGCACCAACAAACAAACCAAATACCGTTCCCTTTATTGGTGTACCGTCTCAAAAAATAATTTTAACCAACACATACTTAAACCCAACCACGATTGAAATTGAGATGGTTGAACACGACGCTTCTACACTTGCATATGCATTGTATGGTAATCAAAGTAAAGCAGTTTCACAAGGTATCTACACCATATACGACAACAATAACAACATCTATAGACAATACAATCTTTACGAAGTTAAAGACGAATTTAATGAAACACTATATGAAGTTCGTGAGGAAAGAAATGATATTGATGAAACTCTAAATTTTGATACTATTACAGAAGTATAATGGCAAAAAGGAAAGTACCAAGTCAAGCGGCTAGTGGAGCGGAAACATTTAATGATTTTTTAGTTGGTAGACAAATAACCGACGGAACATCCGCGCTCACTAATACAGTCTTCGCCATTGATAAAATTATTCCTCAAAAAGACTCAAAAACATTTAAAAGTAACCCATTTTCTGAATTTCTAACATTAGGAACATTAAAAGAGAATGAAGGAATTCAAACAACAACATCTAAAACTTCAAAAAAAAGAACAGATGAGGTAAAATTTAGAGGAAATAAAAAATATGGTGATAAATCATTATTTGGTTCATTAAAAAGTAGAATATTAGTTTCTATAACCAGAATTGTTGAAAAATTTCCTGCAGGTCTTTCCGTTATTGCAAATAGTCCGATTGGTAATTCACCATTTAGTGCTGAGAACATTACATATGATGACAGTGCAAATATTACTACTTTATTTATTGAAAGAAGTAAATTATTTAACCCATTTGAAATTCAATTAATTGAACCTATTTCTGTTGTTAAACCGGAAACAGAAAATGAGTTACGTAATTTTTATTCGTCATTTACAAAATATGTTTTAGATATAAATAAAACACCATACCCAATATTAGAATATACCGAACCAAATAATCTAAATAAAATAGAATTAAGAGTTTACGGTAATCCTTTTACCGGTACAACATATTCAGAAAATATTTTAATTAGACCAAACGATGGTTTGGTTGAAGAATTTTTTTTAGGGTTAGACGATTTAGAAGAATCACTTTTAAATAGGGAAACCGACCCAATATATACCTCATCATTTAAAGTACCGAAAGACAGTTTAGATGGTTCTAAAACATCATTGGTTGATGTTCAATATTCATGGCCAATTGCTGGTGATGGTTTTAACATTCAAATCATAGGTATTGATTTTGACATATATGTTTCAAATTTAAGCGACATTGCTGATGAAATAGATGACTTTAAATCTAATTTAATGGTTAGATTTTTAGCTGCACCACAACTTTTTGAATTCGATACTGAAGACAAAAGAGCTGAGAGTGTCTTTCAATTATATGGTCAAAGTTTTGATAGTGTAAAAAAATATATAGACAACATTGCTTATATGAGGAATGTGTCGTATGATAAAATCAACAATATTCCTGACATTTTATTAAAAAATTTGGCAGAAAATTTAGGTTTATCAACAATTAATTTATTTGACCAAAAAAAATTAGAAGATGTTCTATACTCAAGAATTGAATCTAATTATGGCGGTGTTCCAACGGGTTCTAATTTAATAGATGCTGAATATGAATTTTATAGAAGAATTTTAGTAAACTTAGCATACATATACAAATCAAAAGGAACTAGAGCGTCTATCGATTTTTTCCTTAAATTTTTGGGAGCACCCGAACCATTAATTAAAATTGATGAATACATTTATCGAGTAACTTCAATACCGGCTAGTTTTGATTTACAACAAGACATATATGATGTTATCCAAGGTAATAAAGTATATTCATATGCTACTTTTGATTCAACTGGTTTTACATATTCACAAGTTTCATTTACGGCATCAACGACCTACAATAGAGAAGGGTATCCTGTTGATGAAATTACAGGTTTACCAAGAAGAGCATTTAATGAAACCGAGGGTATTTTTTATCAAAAAGGTTCAGGTTGGTATGATATAACATTAAATCACCGTTCACCCCTTGTTTTAGACACTGAAAATTCAGTTCTGACTGGTAGAACAAAAACTATTTTAACAAAAAATAAGTCATATTCATATGGTGAAGAATATTTTAATCAATATAGAACATTACCAGGTTTAGACACAGGTTATAATCTTGTTTTAGATGTTGATAACAAAAAAGGTCAACAAATTGAAGATAATTCATTATTAATTTTAAATAGAAAAAATATTGGAATTTATATATCACCGGCTAGAGGTATAGATTATGATATTTTTAGACAAAGTTCGGAGTTAGAAATATCATTTGGAACAAATACTTTACCACCACAAACTGGTAAAACTTTTGCAGAATTTTTAGATACTTTCATACACACTCTTGTAACAAATTCGAATAAAATTCGTTACAAAAAAAATTACATCGAACTTGAGGATGTATATAGAGATTATATATCACAGACAACAGGTTTCACACCATATCATCAGATTAATGTAACCGAATTTGTTGAGAAAGTATCACCATATTGGCCACAATTAGTTGAACAATTAGTACCATCCACAACATTATGGACAGGGGGTAATTTAATTGAAAATAATGTTTTTGGTAGACCCAAATATCAATACAAATTCGACTGTCAACCAATTCAGTTTATTGAAGAATTGTATCCTAATTTTGAAAACATAATCGAAGAAGATTTAGAAAATATTTTAGGTGAGGAAGTAAATTTTAGAGGTTTATTAAATCTAACCGGCATGACATATTATCCGATAATTGAGATTGATGGTATTGTATATGGTGGAGCTGACTATAGTGGTTTAACTTCTTCAATGTATGTTGTTGTCAGTGGTACATCAAATACATCAACAAGTGCAAAATTGTTTGACCCACAACCTTTTACGGGATGTACAAGTGGAGTAACTAGTGGTGATACAGTAAATTTATCTTTAATATGTGATTATAAAGATTATTTATTACCTGACCCTGTTAAAATTAAAGAATTGTGGTTGAGTGCATTAGAAGAATTAATTAACGATATAACAATCACAAGAAATAGTGCTGGTTATGAACCATACGCACCATTTACAGGAACTACGGGTCAAACCTACTATTCAGAGACAATTCCATTAATTAAATATGAAACATTTGTTGATGAAAATGGTATAGAAAAAGTTAAATTTTCATCCGTTAAATTGGGACCAAATGAATGTTCGGTTAGTGAATATTTTGATTATAGATTTGAGTCTGATTATGACATCGTGAAAAATTCAAATAGTTTAAGTGTTCATGTTTATGGTGATAATCAATCATATTGTGAAACTCCAAGTGGATGTACAATGACCACCGATTTATTTATTGAAGTTATTGGTTACAAAACAGGTGTACAAGAAGGTTCAGATTGGTCATTTTACATTTATGCGAATTGTGTAAGCGGAAATAACCAAAACGCTGATGTCTATATCGAAAAAATAAGTGATTGTATATTCAAATTAACAGGTGTCACCGAAAATGATATTATTAATTTTAATATCGTAGACGCGGCAAACAAAGAAGTTAAATTTAAAATAGAGGGACTACAAGCTAAAGTCGAACACGACCCATGTCCCGAACCAAATGGGAAAAGTCACGTTGAATTATTTAGTATTGTTGGTTATCAAGGAACAATAAGTAACCCAATTTCAGTTATTTCGGGTGCAACTTATTGTGATAACTATACCGGTTATACCATACAACCTAAAGTTGAGTATAAATCAAACTTTAATTACGGAATTAAGTGTGATTCAACTGTTTTGGTTATTGATAGTGGATTAACCATAAATGAAACCACAACCCACCAAGATATTCAAAATTATATCAGTGGTGGTACAATTACAGAAAAAAATACTTGTGACTTAAATGTTGGTGAATTTATTTTATCTGCAAATTATTTACCATGTAATAGTTACACCCACCAACAGATATTAGATGGGCCTAATTCAGGTTATTCATTTACATTTAGTTATGTAAAATTAGAAATTATTGATATTGAATGTTTAGCATCGGTTAAAAATAGTTTAATAACTGGTCAAACATCTAATGGTGATTATGAAGTTTTTGAAGTGTTACCCACAACACAACTTAGAGTTTATACAAATAAACTTGTTGAAAACTTTGGAGTCCCAACAAATGGATTGTATTTCTTTGACGATAGATTTCCTGAAGAATTACAAATAAGACCATCTGATTTTGTGGAACCATGTTGTGACCACCCAAAAGAATTATATAATCATGGGGATTATTTGATGAATCAATATGGTAACTTAATTGAGGTTATTAACGTTGATTTAAATTATTGTGAATCTAATTTATATTTCAACATAAACTTTCAATTGGATGGAAATCCA